GGTCTATCGCACCGTCAGGAGAGAAGTCATCTGTCCGGTTGAACTCGGCGTTGCAAGCGAACGCCAGAGCCTTGAAGATGTTTTGAGGCAGGTCAAGGACTGACTCAAGGGTGGGTAGGTCACCGAGCGTCCACGAGCGAAGCAAGCCCACGATAAGGGCTGGCTCGTATCCGACCAGGTCATTCTGCTGTTCTTCGCTAAGGCCAGCCATCGCTGTTGCCGCTTGAGCGTTGTTGGTTAGATCCGCACCGGCATTGACCAGTTCGCCACCGATGGCCGCCGCTTTCATAAATGCACGGGTGATGTTGCGAACCGTGCGCTCGGAGATTTCGTCCTTCGAGTAGATGATTGCGGACTGGCCGTTTGGCAGTTCGATGGCTGGCATTGTTTCCCCTTTGGTTGGACTAGGAAGCGACGTAGGAAGCGACTGCGTTCTTCACAGTTGCCTTGATAGGAGCATAGCCCCCGTTGGTCGCATCGGTGGTGTTCGCCTGGGCGTCGAAGTTGACGGTAAGTTCGACGTATTCCTTGCCGACCGAACGCTTCGGGTCGTGGAACTGAACGTCGCTCATCTGCAACTTGATGCTGTGGTTCGTCGCTGAGGTCACGTCCGAGGGGTCGGTGAAGGTCAGGGTCATGGGGATGGACGAAGCACCACGGTAGAGACCGTAGGCGGTTGATCCGATGGTGAAGGCGTCTGCCGCTTCCACGACCACCGTGAACGAACCCGACACGTCACAAGGCCCAGCAAAGACCGTGTGAGGCCCCTGCTGACCGGCTGTGAAGATAGGCACAGTCTTGCGGTCAATCTTCAAGGTTCCATCCATGATGTTCAGGAAGGTCGAAGAGTTGATGCTGATGGCGGTGTCCCAGCCAGGTATGAGCGCTTCGGTTCCGTAGGTCGAAGTCGGAGTTGGAGTAGTCCACGGCTGGCCCATGTATTTGATGGAGGCTTCTACGGCCTTGTCAGCGCCGAAGGTGATGTCCATCGAGGTGGCCTGAGCACCGGCAATTTGGAAGGCGTTGCCACCGTCGAAGTTGTTGATGGTAATCGACTGAGGCTGTGAACCCGTCGAGGCGTTGTTCTGCAAACCGATGACGTGGGTGTAGATTGTCGAGCCCGAAACCGTGTCGGGGCCGAGCACCGAAGCAAGGAGCAGGGGGAATGAGTCGGCGTAGAGGTAGGTCTTGAAGTCCACTTCGTCGTGGCGCACACCGGCAATTTGGTCATAGAGACTGACCGGAGATCCACGCAGAGCCTCGTCACGAAGCCATTGAAGCATAGGACTCACCTGGGGAGCGCTGACGGGGATGTAGGTGTACGTTCCTGCGGCGGCGGTTCCACGAGTGCTCTCGAGCGCAAGCCCGAGATAACTGTTGACTGACATAAAGGCCATGAGGCGATTCTCCTTATTTGAGAGGGTTGGGTCTAGAAACTACGCAGGAGCCGTTGTAGGGGCTTCTGGGGCCGTCACAGGGGCTTCTGGGGCGGTTGGTGCAGGGGCTTTGGGAGCCGAAGCGGAGGTGACCGGAACCAGACGAGCGTCGGCAGGGTCAACTGCGAGTTCGTAGGTTTCGCCAGGCACGGCGAGCAGGGTCGAAGAGTCATTGAGTTGTACGTTCACGAACACGGTGGGTTCGGTTCCGATGAAGTTGTATTGAGCCATTTGGGTTCCTTAGGTGTTGTCGATTTCGATGACCATCACACGAACCTGCGAGTAGACCTGAGTCGTGGTCGAAGAGCCGTTGATGGTACGAGGATAGTAGGAGGTGATGTCGATGTCGACCCCACCTGGGAAGTTTCCTTCACCCCATTGGAAGATGAGGCTGGGGTTTCCGGCGTTGCGATCCGCACGAATGGCCGTGACCAGAGAGTCGAGGAAGGTGTCGTTGTCCGCACCGGCGTCCTCGGACTTGCGGTGAGTCGAGCGCATGAAGCAGTCCAGAACGAACTCGTACTCCATAGCCTTGCGACCGTTGTTAGCACCGCCCAATGCGATTCGGGTTTCCTTCTGGGAAGCGATGTAGAGATAGACAATCGCACCCGAGGAATGTCCTGGGTCTTCGCCCTGAAAGAACTCCATCTCGGAGGTGAACTTGGCAGGAAATGGCTTGACCGTGTTGAGGAAGGTCACGCCAGCGCCGCTCAGGTAGGTAGCAACCTGCGCTCGAACGGCGGTACGAGACATTAGTTCCGACCCCACACCTGACGGAAGTCATCGAGCAAGTCGTAGCCCTGCGTCTCGTCGGCTTGGCCGTTCACGTCACGGGTCGAATACTGCTGGGCTTCTCCGATTTCGTTGATGACCAGACCGCCTTGACCACGCTGTTTGATCATCGCAACGCAGAAGTGAATCACCGCTTGCTTGACCGTTGCCGGTAGTGCGGAGATGTTCACGCCCTGAGCGTGGGTGAACTTTGTCCCAGCCGTGATAGTCAGGGTTGAGCCCGAGATGCTTTGGATGGTGACGTTCTCGTCGTTCATTCCGTCCCAGATGGTGAGGGTCTGTCCGGCGTACATTCCGAGGGGGTTGGAGACTACGAGGGTGGTCGTTCCCACCGTTGCCTCGGCCGTGAAGAAGGCGTTAGCGAAGCCGTTGACGTACTGATAGGTGCAGTAGTTCTCCTGGCGGAAGTTGTAGGAGCCTCCGACCATGTCGAGAGATCCGATAGAGGTCTGCGAACCGAGTCCCGTAGCGGCGGTGACGATGAACTGGTGACGCTCGATGAAGCAGTTGTTGGTAGACAGCGTGATGGTCTGCTGACCCTGACCAGGCAAAGTTCCAGCCGAGAACGACACCACTTCGAGGATGGGCCAGAACTCGGGGTGGACGATGATGTTCCCATCCCGATTAGGACGGAAGCGACCGTTCTCCGTCGACTGAGTAGCCGAGAGAGTGCCGAGAGCGCCCATCGTGTAGTTGTCAGCCTTCGCTGACGCACGGACAATTACTTCTTGCAGGGCTCGGCGTTGGACTGCGTCCGAGGCGTTCTCAATCAGATTGGTGAAGTCAATGCCCGAAGCGGTGGGCGAGAATAGGACTTCCTCAATGGTGACGTAGGGAGTTCCCGTGCCTTCTGATGTGATGAATGGTGCGATAACCATTTAGTCCTCTTCCGGCGTGAGTTCGGTGCAGTCGCACTTCGAGCACGAGTTGCGGTACAGCGACACAAAGCGACATCCGCACTTGCAGACGTAGCCCTGTGCTTGTTGAAAGTTTGTTCCTGCGACAGCGAAGTCACCCGTCTTGACGAGTTGCTTGCCGGTAGATCCGTCGACGTGGAACGTGCCGTCTTTCTGGCGTTGAGCAATCCTGCCCTCGTTCACCTGGACTTCTTTGAGCCCTCTGTCTGAACCTACTAATCGCATACTGCTATCCCCTGTCGAACGGGCAAGGGAGCCAGTAGGGGGAGGGGAATCACGCCCCTACCGGCTCAACCTTGCTAGTTGCCTACTGATTACTCAGAGGCGATTGTGTTAGGCCAAGAGGCCCGTGATGAGACCCGACCATGACGGCGCACGGAACAGAACGGTTCCGTAGGTGTACGTCTAGAGGTCGTATGAGAAGCCGATTTGCGGCCATTGAATGAGCATCTGGTCGACCACGTTCACGGCACTCACGGTCTGCGAAACACCCGAGTCGGGGAAAGGCAGGTTCTTGGAGTGGATGACCGCAGTTCCAGCCGGCATGAAGCGGTGGGTGACGAGGTCAACCATCTTGCCGGTGGCTTCGTTCTGAATGGCGTTGACCAACGAACCCAAAGTCACACCGTCCGCACCAGTCTCGTAAGTGAGACGGTAGGCGGCGTTGCTTGCGTTCTTCTGAATCGAAGCGGCGATGTTGCGACGCACGGCGGCTGAGGTGTAGATCACGTCAGGGTCAGCCATGTTGGTGTTGAACATCGACACGAATGCGTCCTGGAAGAAACCAGCAGGCTCGCTGAGTCCAGCAACGGTGGCGTTGTACTGCTTGGTGTATCCACCGGACTGACCGAAGGTGCTGATGAAACCGTCGTA